TATCCCGTAAGCGTGATTATCAGCACCAAGGAAATAATACAAAGGATAGCCGCATTCACAATGCTGCTTAGTAAGCGATATGCCAGCAGGTGGAAAGTTAATAACATTACTCATTAATTCCTCCGAAAGTAATTTTAACCCGCGAGTCTTCACCATATTCTTTATGGTAAACAACGCTAGTCATTGATCGTTCCGCGCCGTATCCTGAGTCTGAATGCCATTGATCCGTAGCGGTGAGACTGCCCCAATGTTCAAAGTGCATAGAGCCAACTTCACGGGATGTATGGTGATGGATATGTCCTAAATGACAATAACGGTTTTTAGATTGGACGCTTACCCTTGGCTCTTCAGCGTAGAGTAATTCCAAACAGCTAGAAAGATGGCAAGCCATATCAGAATCATGGTTGCCGCGCACATTAATTACAACAACTTCTTTATGGGTTTCTAGCATCTTGTTGATCAGAACCTGAAACAACCTGCCAGCTAGTTTAAACGTCTTGCCGATGCGGGTGTCTACATCAACTATCAGCGTGGAAGAAATCACCCACATTCAGTAAAACTCCAACTTCTGCATTACCTACCCTGTTTGTAAGCCGGTCAGTAGCATCAATCAAAACCTTGGTTGCTATTTTAACGTCCCAGTCATCGTCATCAACTTTAGTTTCTGAATCTGCTAGCATACCGAAGTGGTGGTCACCGATCATATACATGGCTAGATAATCAGCGTTTACTTTTGCAGGCTCTTTAACTGGCTTCTTAAAGCCCTTCAAATCGTCTTTAACGCCGTCAATCAATAAATCTAGGCGCTCTTTAAGGCTTTTCTTTTCAGGCTCTTGTATAACCCACTGTAGGGCCACAGAACCATCCTCTTTGTAAGCGGTGCTTATCCGCTTGGCTTCAAACCCTGCTGCGGTCTGTCGCGTTAAATCTCTATGAGGTGATACACCTTGTGATGCTGCTTTCCTTTCAAGCGACTGGATCATCTTGTCTATGGTTTGCCTAGCACATCCTATATTGTTTGCTGCTTGCATATGGCTTCCATATTGTACAACCGCATCTAATACTTCATGTTGTCTATCTGTTGTTGCAAATTCCTTTAATATCCGTGGGTCGACCTTATCCATACTATTTTTCCTGTTTAGCCTTCAACCTTTGGTACTCACTATCTTCTGGAACGGTTAGCAGTACCCCGTTATCTACAGCCCAATGATACACTTGATCCATAAAATTAACCATTTCGCCTTTTTTTAAGCTACCGCTAGACTTTACCTGCCCTTCAATAAATGTCTTCCCAATCTTAATATCGTAAGTACCTAAGAACCTTTGCTTCATCATCATCTTTAAGTTTTCTTTGGTTGCTGTAGGAATCTTCTTAATAAAGTGTTCCGACATTTGCCCACACCAAACATGAAACAAGGCATTTTGGCTTAGACTTCTAGGGTCTTGATATTGCTCCAACTTTAAAACTAAAGGACTGGAATAATCCCAGCCCTCTATTCGTTTAAGCAGGAAAGGTAGTCGCTTTTCTATTTCCGACCTGCTGTTGATTTGTACAAAGTCCCCCTGACTCATAATGCCAACCTCAACCATTTACCTGATAATTGCTGGCTTCGAGTTTCTAGCTTGTCAGAGCCTCTAGCCCGCTTCATATAATCCGAAGGTTTCTTGCCCCTATCACCAACTCTATAGAGATCACGATCAGTGCAGTGCGGCTTACCGTACAGCCTACCCTTGATCGTTGCCTTGCTAACATTAACAGCCTCGGCTAGTTGCTTGTACGTGTATGCTTTACCGTACTGGAGTTGGGATGTATGACAACCGCAAAAGCGGTCAGGGCATTCTCTACAAGAAGGATGCTTTAGATATTGAACCAACCTTGGTTTATTAACGGCTCCCATGTCGTAACTCCCCATCGTAATAGAACCCACGTTGAGCAAGATAATATTGCTTCATCTCTTGCTGTTGCTCTGGAGGTAACCAAGTGATATCAGTTAGGCTTTCATCAAGGGTTCTAGCTCTTATACTATCGGCCTTCTTGTAACTCTTAGCAATCGGTGAGCTACCGCCTTGGTTCTGCGCCTTTTTTAGCCAGCTATTAACAAAGCGTTTCATTCCGCCCTTCGTTTTTCTCCTAGTAGGGTTAGCATCTAGCCATGATTCCATAGCCATCAGTTCTTGATCTACGTTAACTGCTGGATAAGCCCTGCCCCATTGGATTATATCGGCCTGCTCTGGCTGCCAATTTTCTTTAGTATTAAGCAGCATTTTTATCTCCCATGCTATATTCCGATACATGGCACTTTTCACCATATCGGTTGACAACAGGAACCATACGGCTAGTAATTTTGTAACCCTTCTTCTTTAGGTTGCTAACCCTAGACGCTAGTCTGAAAATACCTAATTCATTTAAGGCTTCCATAGCCGTGATAGTTGGGTTTTGTGATAAGTAATCAAGTAACCTTTCTTCTTGTTTCATTCGATTATCCCCTCTTCAACGCCAAGGATTCTTGGCTGAAATCTAAAGTTATTCACTTCACAACTATGCACCCAGTCATTATGAGTATAAGCATCATATTTAGGGTCTTTGCTCATAATTTTTTCAAGAGCTTGCTTTTCATTTAAAGCCCAAATTTCATGGGTTTGCGTTTCAGTAATGGTTGCTTTAACTTCCATTAAATAAACATTCATTTTGATTGGTTCCATTTTGTTCTCCTATGGCTCGGCAAGCCTCGCCCGATAAAGTTAGTAAATATGTTTCTTATAATTTTCTTTTGTTACTTTTAGAAACACTTTATTAAAGATGATTTAACCCTTTTACTACTAATAGTAAATTTACGATCAGAGGGCTAAAGCAGCTCTGCGGTAATACATGTGACCGTATCGGATATCCAACCTATCCTTTGATAACTACCGAGTTATCGCAGGGGCTATGTACTGGAGGGTCAACCACGCTCTGACGTTTTATTTAAGGAGTCCGTCAGCCTCTAGCCCGATCACTTTTTGTACTCTAATCTATCTAAATCTAAAAATAAACTTATTTGTCTATTTATTACCAAATGCTATAAAAGCATCAATGCTTATACCTAAATGGAAGGTTAAAAGCTGGATAGTATGTAGCTTCATGTTCTTATTGGAGCGCCACCTTAACATCTGCTGCGGTGATGTCCCGCTACGTTTAGCCAGTTCGCGGCTAGTAATACCTTTGTCCTTTTGTGCTGCTTTGAGGCATTTGCCTGCGTCTATTAATTCCATCGTGAAAATTCCTGTGCTATATTAATTGGGCTGGTTCCCCCGATCAGCAACCACTCCTATGGTTTGCCCCCCTCGCGGGGGGCTTTTTTAAGCTAGAACGGTAAGTCATCATCCAGTTCTTCGATACTCATTTCCTTTTGCGGCTGTTTAGCTTGCGCCCCATCAGTAAAGAAAACCTTAACATTACCAAGAATAGGCGTTTGCACCTGTGCCTCGCGCTCTTCTTTGGTAGTTGACTGGCTCAGTATCGACAAAGGTAGTCAGGTCAAGATACGTTCCCTTTGCGCCTTTATACAGGCGTGACTTGTCAATCTTGGTAACATCAATTCTTACAGATAGTCCTACTTTCATTTCAACTTCTCCACTTGGTTTAGTATTTCAGCCACAGCCCCTTGGACTTCGATGGCTAGTTTTGCGATATATTCTTCATCGCGTTCAACCCGCACTAGAACATGCGGCATTTCTGGATGGTAGGCAAAAAAGTCCCACCAATCACGTTTGGTAATCCACATACAACCCTGAATCTGCTGCCAGTATTTCTTAACACCGACCTGCGGGTTCATAAGGTAACTGACCATAGTTTTAGACTTAGGGCACTTAATCTCTAAGCCGCCCTCTTCTCTGATTAAGCCGTCAGGCGAACAGCCAAACTCCCAGCCAGTGTCGAGAATAAAGCCAGTCTCGATAACATCATTGCCAGAAATGAATTCGTAGGACTCCCTAGCCTCTGGCTCTAGTGCACTGCCACGCTCCATCCACTCAGTAACGTGGAACGGCTCAGATTTACCTGTAAGGCGTTCTGCGATCAATTCAGTAACGTAATCATGGGCAGAGGCGCTTGGCTTCCCAGTCTGTGTTATTAGCTTGGAAAACATGCTTGCAGAAGGCTTGCCCAGTCTTGCAGCAAGCCACTCTTCAGTGCCTTGTTCGTGATCTAGTATTATCACCTAACACCTCCGCTGCAATTCGATCATGGTATTTCTTAAAATACTCTTTAGTTGGCGTATAGGCATGAACTAAAACAGCACAATTAACGCAAGAACCTTCCAACATATATGCACAGTCAGGGTCTTCAGACGGCATTGGAAGTGC